ATGAGCCATGCCCTTCGTGTGGCTCATCGGACAATCTGGCTCGCTATAGTGATGGACATGCAGTCTGCTTCTCTGGGGGCTGCAACCATTATGAACACGGCAACGGCCAGATAGGTCAGGTAGCACAACGTAAACCAATGAGGTCATTAGAGATGACAGGTGTCATAGCGGCAATCCCTGATAGACGTATCTCACAGTCAACATGCCAGCGGTACGGTGTGACAGTTGAGTACGGCACGGACGGACAGATTGTCAAGCATCATTACCCGTACCATAACAAGGACACAGGTACGGTGACAGGAACCAAGGTGCGGATCACCGAAACTAAATCATTCTATGCAACAGGGGAGTTCAATGAGGCAGGGTTGTTCGGCCAGCAGGCCTTTAAGACAGGTGGCAAATATATCACGATCACAGAAGGCGAGGCGGACGCACTTGCTGTCAACGAAATGTTCGACGGAAAGTGGCCAGTCGTCTCCATCAGATCAGGTGCAGCCGGAGCAGCCAAAGACATCAAAGCGAACCTAGAGTGGCTTGAGACCTTTGACAATGTGGTGATCTGCTTTGACAACGACAAGGCAGGACAGGAGGCAGCCAAGTCGGTGCTTAATCTGTTCACCCCCAACAAGGCTAAGAATGTCACACTGCCAGCCAAGGACGCAGGCGACATGCTCAAGAGCAATCAGGTGCAGGCGTTTGTCAAGGAGTGGTGGAACGCTAAGACATTTAGACCGGACGGTATTGTCTCAGGTTTAGATACTTGGGATTTACTTCAAGAGAAGAGGGATGTCAAGTCCATACCCTATCCTTGGGACTGCTTGAATGCTTTTACCTACGGCTTTAGACCGCAGGAGTTAGTGACCATCACATCAGGGTCAGGAATGGGTAAGAGCCAGATCATGCGAGAGCTTGAGTACTATCTATTGAAGAACACGGAAGACAACATCGGCATCCTAGCTCTGGAGGAAGACATACCTAAGACTACGTTAGGTATTATGTCTATGGAGGCTAACAAGCTACTTCACATACCAGAGGTACGAGCAGGGGTATCAATAGAGGAAGAGCGTGGTTACTGGGAAAGGACGTTTGGTTTAGATAAGTTACAGTTGTTAGACCATTGGGGTAGCACAAGCGAGGACGATCTGTTAGGCCGTATACGATACATGGCTAAAGGTCTGGACTGCAAGTGGATCATCCTAGATCACCTTAGTATTGTGGTCAGCGCTCAGGACAACGGTGACGAACGTAAGGCTATCGACAGTATTATGACCAACCTCCGAAAGCTGGTTCAGGAGACAGGTATAGGGCTATTCCTAGTATCACACCTTCGCAGAGCCAGCGGTGCCAAGGCACACGAGGACGGGGGTAAGATTAGCTTGGGAGAACTCAGAGGATCGGCGGCAATCGCGCAACTTAGCGACATAGTTATAGGCTTGGAGCGTGACCAACAACACGCTGACCCTGAGATACGCAACACCACCACGGTACGTGTATTGAAGAATAGGTTTGTAGGTCTGACTGGCCCCGCGTGTTACCTGTACTACGATAAGGAGTCAGGCCGCATGATTGAGACAGCCTGTCCTACAGGAGATAACGCGGAGTTTTAAATGAAGCAGATTGTATTTGACATTGAAGCCAACGGTTTAAAACCTACAAAGGTCTGGGTAATTGTAGCTACGGAACTGGACACCCGTGAGACGCATACGTTCTCAGGTGACACGCTCCTGTCGTTCAACGATTACATCGCAGGTCTTGGAGAGTGTGAGATCATAGGTCACAACATCATTGACTATGACATCCCTGTCCTTGAGCAGTTGTTAGGAACGGACTTCAGCAAATGCAAAGTGACCGACACATTGGTCATGTCGAGACTGGCTAACCCTTCACGGGAAGGCGGTCACTCGCTACGTAACTGGGGCGAGAAGTACTTAAACCAAGCTAAAGGAGATCACGATGACTGGGATAATTATTCGCAGGATATGGTGGACTATTGCAAGCAAGACGTTAATGTTAATGTGCTGGTGTACAAGAGATTACTTCTTGAGCTTGCAGATTTTGGAGCTGAAAGCATTAGCCTTGAACATCAAGTACAAAGCATTGTATCACAGCAAATTAAAACAGGCTGGCTCTTAGATCAAGAGAAAGCATTCGTGTTGCTGGCGGAACTGAAGGAAAAGAAGTTTGATCTGGAGGATGAGGTACAGAAGGTATTCAAACCCTTGCCTACCTACATCAAGGAGATCAAGCCTAAGATTAAGAAGGACGGTAGTATGTCTGTCGTTGGCCTAAAGTTTTTAGGAGATGGCTGGGAAACAGTGGGTGGCGAGTTTAGTCGCATCGACTTCCCTCAGTTTAACCTTGGTTCACGACAGCAGATAGGGCGATACCTCCAGTACTTTGGCTGGAAGCCTAAGCAGTTTACTGAGACAGGACAAGCCATCGTAGACGAGGCGGTGCTGAGTACAGTGAACGGAATACCACAGGCTTCCCTGATAGCTGAGTACCTGATGATACAGAAGCGTGTCGCACAGGTGCAGAGCTGGCTAGAAGCAGTCGAGGACGACGGTAGAGTACACGGGTATGTGAACACCAACGGAGCAGTGACAGGACGCATGACGCACTCTAGCCCCAATATGGGACAGGTTCCGGCAGTCTACTCACCCTACGGCAAGCAGTGTCGTGATGTGTGGACAGTGCAGGAAGGATACAAGCTAGTCGGTATGGATGCCAGCGGTCTTGAGCTACGCATGTTGGCACACTACATGAACGATGAAGGATACACAAATGAAATACTCAACGGAGATATACACACGGCAAATCAGCTGGCTGCGGGCCTTGACACTAGAGATCAAGCTAAGACTTTCATCTACGCTTTCCTGTATGGGGCCGGAGATGCCAAGATCGGAAGCATCGTTGGTGGAACTAGAAAGGACGGTCAACGACTTAAGGAAAAGTTCCTCGCAAATACGCCTGCTCTTGGAGAGTTACGAACACGAGTTGGAATGGCGGCTACAAGAGGCTATGTTTATGGCTTGGATAAGCGAAGGATCACCATACGATCAGAACACGCTGCATTGAATAGCTTACTCCAGTCAGCCGGGGCTATCGTTATGAAGAAAGCCTTGTGTTTACTGCACGAATATGCTATACTATGGGGTATAGACTTTAACTTTTTAGGGAACATCCACGATGAAATCCAGACAGAAGTCAGACAGGAGAAGTCAGAGGTTTTCGGAAGACTGGCAGCAAGCTGTGTTGAAGCTGCGGGCCTCCACTACGAACTCAACTGCCCTCTCGCCGGAGATTACAAAGTTGGAACCAGCTGGGCAGACACCCATTGATAAGGAGTGTATAAAATGTGGTGTAAAACTTACAGTTGATAACCTATCACCTTCACAAGCCGCTAATAAACATTGGACTTGTAAATCTTGTTATTCTATGCATAACGCAAAAGGTAATAAAAAATCAATGTTTGTAAACGGTAAGTATGTCTCAAGAAAACATCCTCTATATAAACCGGGATATTACAAAGGGTTTGAGGAAGCAGCCTTTAGTTCCTTAGAGAACTTCAAGGACAGCACACAAGGAGAGGTGTACGTCATCACTAACCCAGCGTGGCCTGAGTGGGTCAAGGTAGGGATGGCAGTAGACTCAGAGGATAGGATCAAGAACTACCAGACATCCTCACCCTTCAGGGACTACACCATTGTTTATACCTACGAGGTAGACGACAGGAGAGCAGCGGAGTCAGCAGCACATGTAAGACTAGCAAAGGAATGTGACAACATCAACGAGTGGTTCAGGCTGCCACCTCCGATAGCAAACGAACTAATACTGGAAGTGATACATGAGTACTAATAAAACAACGGACAATGTAGTAGCGGACATCTACGCACTGATGGAAAGCAAGGACGCTGACCCATCTGTAGATGTGGAGGCAGAGATAGAGAAGTTCGGAGAAGGTGTCAAGGCACTGATGCGTACTGAGTTTGGTCGGAAGAAGCGAGAGGATAACCGGAGGCTACGCCTCAGTAATATCGGCCGCACTGACCGCTACCTCTGGAACCACTACAACGGCACAGCTGGTGAAGAACTTCAGCCACATACCTATGTCAAGTTTATGTACGGTCACTTGATTGAAGAGATGTTGTTGTTCCTGACACGTATGGCTGGACACACAGTAACTGAAGAGCAGAGGGTTTGTAAAGTTGAAGGCATTGTGGGTCACATGGACTGCAAGATTGACGGTGTTGTTACTGATGTCAAGTCAGCAAGCAGCTTTGGGTTCAAGAAGTTTAAGGACGGCACACTGGCCAACGATGACCCCTTCGGTTATATTGATCAGATCAAAGCCTACGCCCATGATTGTGGTGAGACACAGGTAGGCTGGCTAACGATGGATAAAGCCAACGGTCACTTGACTTACTTGAAGTATGACCTTGAGAATGTAGAGAATGAAAAGCTCAAGGAACCTATTGTTGATAGGGTTAAGCACATCAAGCAGCTGGTTGAAGGGGATGAACCAACAGAGTACTGTTATGATCCAGTACCTGATGGCAAGTCAGGCAACATGAAGTTAGCGATGGGCTGTTCTTACTGTCAGTTTAAAGAACACTGCTACCCCAACATGAGGGTCTTCGCTTACTCCTATGGGCCTAAGTATTTAGTAGACGTAGTAAAGGAACCCAAGGTACAGGAGGTAATGCCAGATGAAGAGGGCTTTTAGGTCAGGACTTGAGAAGGACTTATCAGAGAAGTTAGACGGACAGTACAAGTTTGAACCTTATGGCATACCGTACACAGTACACAAGAAGTATCTACCGGACTTCGTACACGAGGACAAGGCAATAC